CATTGCAATTATTTCAAGAAAGGCATTTTGATGGAGTTTATCAAACTTATTTGAAATACCAGATAACTCAAGCAGATATTGATAGAGGTAGAGCAAAGGCAATAACTGGAGTTGGAATGGCAGTAACAACAGCATCTTCTAATATTGCTGGTATTGGTACTGTAAATTTTAATTTTTTTGAAAATAGTAATTATATTCAAATGCCCAATCATGTTATTGGAGTAAATAAAATATTTAAATTTGAAGGTTCAAATAGTATTGCAAGTGGAATGTTTAGTATTAAATATCAATTATTTTTAAATGATATTTATTATTGGGGTTCTACTGAACTTTTAACCTATGCAATGGTTAAAACTTATCTTGAAGATATTGATTGGTTACTCACTACTAATAAGCAAATAAGATTCAATAAAAGACAAGATAGATTATACTTAGATATTGATTGGTCAAGTTTAATTCCTGGTCAATTTTTGATTATTGATTGCTATAGAATGATGGATCCAAATGATTACACTAAAATTTGGAATGATTCTTTTATAAAACCATACTTGACTTCATTAATGAAACGACAATGGGGTCAAAATTTAATAAAATTCCAAGGAATGAAACTGCCTGGAGGAGTGGAATTGAATGGAAGACAATTATATGACGATGCACAAAAAGAAATTGATGAAATAACTAATAAGATGTTTAGTACTTATGAACTTCCAGCTCTAGACATGATTGGATAAATGTTAAATCCATTTTTTCTTAACGGGTCAAGAACAGAACAAGGTCTAATGCAAGATCTTATCAATGAGTCCATAAGAATGTATGGAGTTGATGTATATTACTTACCTAGACAATATGTAAATGAAAAAACTGTAATAAAAGAAGTTGTAGAATCTAAATTTAGTAAAGCATATCCATTAGAGGCTTATGTAAATTCATTTGAAGGATATGAGGGACAAGGAACAATATTATCAAAATTTGGAATTCAAGAACTTGATGATTTATCTTTGATAATATCACAGGAAAGATTTAGTTCATATATTACACCACTGATAAAAAATCTTCCTGATGTTAAACTTTCTACAAGACCTAAAGAGGGAGATTTAATTTATTTTCCACTGGGGGATAAATTATTTGAAATTAAATATGTTGAACATGAACAACCTTTCTATCAACTTAGAAAAAATTATGTCTATGAATTAAAGTGTGAACTATTTCGTTATGAGGATGAGGTTATTGATACTAGTATCAATTTCATTGATGATAATACACAAGATGTTGGATATAGTCAAACATTGACTTTAGTTGGAGTTGGGTCTACTGCTAGTGCCATAACATGTATAGTAAATGGCGGAATAACATATGTAAATATTACGAATAGAGGATCAGGATATAGGAATTCACCAGAAGTTAAATTTTCAATATCACCCGAATCTGGTGGAACTGCTGTCGGAATATCTTCAATGATTGGTGGAATTGTTGATTTATGTGAACCAAGTAGTTCATTATTAAGAGTTCAAGGTGTTGAATTAATAAATCCCGGATATGGGTATACAGTTGCACCTAGAGTAGTTTTTGTTGGTGGAGGAGGAAAAGGTGCAACAGCAACAGCATATATTGGAAATGGTATTGTCGGAATCATAACAGTTACAAATGGTGGAAGTAATTATTTGTATGAACCATCGGTAAATTTCACTCCTGCTCCATTGGGAGGAAAAACTACATCTGGATTTGCAAAAATTGAAAATGGAATAATAAAACAAATTATAATTACTAATTCTGGATCAGGTTATACCAGCGTTCCAACAATAACAATAGGTGATCCTATAATGGTAGGATCTGGAAGTTATATTTTAAAAGAAAAAATTCAAGGAACTACTAGTGGTGCAACTGCTACAGTTAAATCCTGGAATATAGTTACAAGAAAATTAGAAATATCTTCAATGATTGGAAGATTTGAAAATGGAGAAATTATTACTGGAGTAGAATCTGGAGCTCAATATGCTGTAAGTATTTTATCTGCTATTAGTACACCAGGAAACGGTACACCCAAATTGATCAATGATATATATGATTCAAAAGATTTGTATTCTCAAAATAAACAAATTCAAACAGATGCAAATGCTATTTTAGATTTCAGTGAAAATAATCCATTTGGAACTGTTTAATTTGTTAAATAGTTTACTACACAGTTTTTGCCATGTTTGAATATTATTATCACGAAATTCTAAGAAGAACAATTATATCTTTTGGTACTATATTTAACAATATTAGTATTAAAAAAATTAATGATAAAAATGAAGTAACTTCAGTAATAAAAGTACCTTTAGCATATTCCCCTACACAAAAATTTCTTGCAAGATTAGAGCAACAACCAGATTTAAATCGTCCAATTCAAATTACACTTCCTAGAATGTCGTTTGAATTTAATGGTTTATATTATGATCCCAAAAGAAAAGTTACTAATACGCAAAAATTTGTCACATATAGTCAGGAAGATAAGACTGAAATGAAAAAGGCATATATGCCAGTTCCATATAATATGGATTTTGATTTAAATATTTACACGAAGCATAATGATGATATGCTTCAAATAATTGAACAAATACTTCCTTATTTTCAACCTATGTTTACTTTAACTGTAAATTTAGTTGAGCAAATTGGAGAAAATAGAGATATACCAGTAATTTTAAATTCAATATCAATGGATGATAATTATGAAGGAGATTTTTCCACAAGAAGAGCATTAATTTATACTTTAAAATTTACTGCAAAAACATACTTATTTGGACCAATTTCTTCTGGTCAAGATGTATCTAAAGATATTATTAAAAAAGTATCTATTGGTTATGTTGCTGGAAGTTCCGCATCACAACCAACAAGAGAACTTGTTTATAGTGTTGAACCAGTAGCTACCAAAGCTTATAGTGGTAATATTGCAACTAAATTACAAACTGATATTGAATCTACTGCAAATACTATTTTAGTTGAAGACTCTTCAAATATTTCAGTGTCATCTTATGTAACAATAGACAACGAGACTTTATTTGTAAAATCAAAATCTGGAAATGAATTAACTGTAACTAGGGGATCATATAATACCGAAATTACTGAACATGTTTCAGGTACAGATATATTATTGATTACAGAAGCAGATAATCCTTTAATAGAAATTGGAGATGATTTTGGATTTGATGGTATGTTTTCATGAAAATGACAAAAAAGAATGATAAGTTGAATGATATTTTCAATGTTACTGGAGAAATAGTATCAGTAGAAGTTGAAGTTGAAGAAGAAATTCAAACAATGAATTCCGCTCCATCTTATATGGATGATGTAAAAAAAGATTACGAATATACTAGGGGAAACATTTATTCTATCATAGAAAAGGGGCAAGAAGCAATTAATAATATGTTAGAACTTGCTCAAGAAACTGATTCCCCTAGAGCTTATGAAGTTGTGGGACAATTAATTAAAAATGTATCAGATGCAACAGATAAATTAATAGATCTCCAAAAGAAATTGAAAGATTTAGATGAAATGAAATCAGTTAAAGGAACAACAAATGTTACAAATGCACTTTTTGTGGGATCTACGGCAGAATTATCAAAAATACTGAAAAATCAGTTGAAAAGTGATTTCGAAGATAAATAAAAATAAAATGGAATCTGCTGTTTCTGAATTACAAAAAAAATTATTATCATTAGATAAGATTTCTTATGAAATAATTGATAATATAATGAGAAAAATTATGAAAAAGCATAATTTAACAGCAAAAGAACTTCATAATGGATTTGTTTCTAAAAACCACTCAACTCCCGATAATTGGATAAATAAGATGAATAGAATCAACGAAGACCATAAAGAAATTGCATCAGGAAAAAATAAAGATGATGAAGGATATATGGCAAGAAGTGAACTTGATTCTATTGAAAGAGCAGTTGGTAGTTTGAGAAAAACAATAAAATCTGGAAAACAACAACTACCTGCGTGGGTACAATCAAAAATTACTAAGGCGGCAGATTATATTGATACAGCAGCAGAATATCTTCAGAGTGATGAAAAAATTGAAGAAAGCATTGGACGCAATCCAATATCGGGTGGCAGAACTTTAAAATCTTCCGCAAGTCAAATTTCAAGAAGTACTGGTGCTGGAGCATTAACTCCAGATGCGGCTAAAGAACTTGGAGCTAAAGCAGTGGAATTGCAAAGAAAAAAAGCAAAACAAACTGATATTCCATCATTTATGAAAACACAAAAAGAAGAAATTTCTCTAGTAGAAAAAATTCTTGGTGAAGAAATGTGCGGTAAGGGTATGTATTGGTGCAATACCGATAAAAAGTGTAAACCAATGCCAACAGGAATGAAAGTTCCTGGACAAAAAATTAAACCTACTGAAGTTGGAATTGGTAAACCTGTTGCAGAATCATGCAATCATAGTAAAAAAGGAAAATCTTGTCCTGTTCATGGGCAAGGTGAATGTCCAATGAGCGAAGAAAAAGATCCAAAAGGCCCAACTAAAGCATATAAGAGTCCTGAAGAAATTTCTAAGAAACATGGAGTCTCATTAGATCATATTAAAAAGCAATTAGAACTTGGAACTAAAGTTGAATTTGAGCATACCACAAGTAAAACTGCTGCAAGAATTACAGCACTCCAACATTTAGATGAAAAACCTGATTATTACACAAAATTGAAAAAAATGGAAGCACAAAAAGAAAGTGTAACAATTGAAGATATGTACGGAAACCCTTATGTTGAATTTATTGATTTAATCAATGCAAATCCAATTAAAGTTATTACAGAAGAAGATCCTTGCTGGACAGGTTATACCCAAGTTGGAATGAAAAAGAAGAATGGTAAAGAAGTCCCAAATTGTGTCCCATCAAAAGGAGTTCCTAAAGCAAAGGGATACAAAAAAGAGTCCCTAGACGAAGCAATTCGTATGCAAGCACAGAATGGTAACATCATCTCCGTTACACTGTCTTGGAGGGGCAAATACTATGCTCTCAGGACCTTTTTCCCGCAGACTAAACTTCCATCAAGAAAGGAAGTGAATTATGAAATTCAAAAAATTTATCCAGGAGCAAAAGTAGTTGCATTTGCAGTTTCAGATTTATCTCCAGGGCAACCACTTCTTCAAATACAAAATTCAAAATCAAAAAATTATCTTTTAAATAATAAGACTATTGGCGAAGAGGTTGAAATACAGGAAGCAAAAAAGTCTGAAATGCCTTGCAATAAACCCAAGGCACAAGCACACGGTTCAGGTGAAACTGGAAAATCTCATGTTGTTAAAGCATGTGAAGGCGGAAAAGAAAAACTGATTCGTTTCGGACAACTTGGAGTAAAAGGTTCTCCTAAAAAGAAAGGAGAATCTGAAGAGTATGCAAGTCGTCGTCATAGATTTCAAACAAGACATGCAAAGAATATAGAAAAAGGAAAAATGTCTGCGGCGTGGTGGAGTTCAAAGGTGAAATGGTGATTTATGGCATCAACTGAACATTATCTAGGTAATCCTCTTCTAAAGAAGGCAAATACCTCAATTCAATTTACAGAAGAACAGGTTTTAGAATTTGCAAGATGTAGTCAAGATCCACTATATTTCGCACATCACTATATTAAAATTGTTACTCTAGATTATGGTCTACAACCTTTTCAGATGTATCCTTTTCAGGAAAAAATGATAAAAAGGTTTCATAATCATAGATTCAATATATGTAAACTTCCTCGTCAGTCTGGAAAATCAACAATCGTAGTTTCATATCTTTTACATTATTTAATTTTTAATGATAATGTAAATATTGCTATTCTTGCCAACAAAGCATCAACTGCAAAAGATCTATTAGATCGTCTTCAAACCGCATATGAGAACCTCCCAAAATGGTTACAGCAAGGAGTTCTTATATGGAACAAGGCATCACTTGAATTAGAAAATGGATCTAAAATTATTGCAGCTTCAACCTCTGCTTCTGCAGTACGAGGTGGATCATATAATATTATATTTTTAGACGAATTTGCCTTCATTCCTAATCATATTGCAGATCAATTCTTTAGTTCTGTTTATCCTACAATTTCTTCTGGTAAAAATACTAAAGTAATTATTGTTTCTACCCCTCATGGGATGAATCATTTTTATAAAATCTGGCATGATTCGGAAAGAGATAAAAATGAATATGTTCCAACAGAAGTTCATTGGAGTGAAGTTCCTGGAAGAGATGAGCAATGGAAGAAACAAACTATTGCAAACACCAGCGAACAACAGTTTCGGGTGGAATTTGAGTGCGAGTTCTTGGGTTCGGTTGATACTTTAATTAGTCCAAGTAAACTAAGAACTTTGGTGTTTGAATCCCCAAAAATAAGTAATGCTGGATTAGATGTATTTGATCAACCAATAAAAGATCATAATTATGTAATAACAGTTGATGTTGCTAGAGGAGT